AATATAAAAGTAATTAAAAAATAAAATACGCTTTTGTTAGATGTATATTCATGCGTATATACAACAAAGAAATATATCAAGAGATCTTAGATACTAAGGCTATAGCTAGCATAGGTGTGTTAACAAAAGAAAAAGGTTATATTGTAAAGACAATATGGCAATCTGATTGGGAACAACATGCTAATAAAAAAGCCTATATTAAGCAAATTCTAAATGAATACAAAAAATGACTAAACAGAAAAAATTTAACAATATATTAATAATTGACGGATTGAACGCGTTTATACGCAGTTATTCAGTTGACCAATCATTGACAATTGATGGTGAGAAGTGTGGTGGAACAGTTGGTTTTTTAAATTGTTTAAAAAGCTGGGTCAATAAGTTAAATCCTGATAGTATTTTTATATGTTGGGATGGTGCTAATGGATCATTAAGACGAAGAAACATATTTAAAGATTATAAACAAAATCGAAAACCATTCTTATCGCGAGGCAAAACAGACGATGATACAAAAAATAAACTGTGGCAATTACAAACACTTGTAGAAACATTGAAGTTTTTTCCCGTTTGCCAAATTTATATCGACAATTGTGAAGCTGACGATGTTATTTATTATCTAGTGAACAAAATCAATGATTCAAATAAAATCATCGTTTCATCAGACAAAGACTTTTACCAGCTTGTTGATGATGAAACGACAATTTATACGTTATCGAAAAAAGTAATATTAAACAAGAAAGCAATTAAAGATGATACCGGTGTATTTCCTGTGAACTTTGCATTATATAGAAGCTTTATTGGTGATAAATCTGATAATATTGAGGGTGTTCGAGGCATCGGCCCTAAACGTGTTGCAAAGTTATTCCCATTTATCACTGAAGATAAAGAATATAACATGAATGACGTGACTAAATTCATCAATGAAAATAAAGAATCTAAGAAATATACAAGATTTAATGATGAAATAGCTAAGCTTGAGCGTAATTTTGAATTAATTAAACTAGACTACAACTTCTTAAGCCTTAACCAGATCAGTCAAATAGATAATACAATTAGCACATTTAAGCCCAAATTGTCTATATTAGACATTAGAAAAAAGCTAATAAAGACAAAGATATCAATTCCATACATTGATAGTGTTATATCACCTTTCAGAACCATACAATAGGAGAAGCATGAGTACACCTGAAGAAGCACAAGAAAATCCTAGTTTTGTAAACTTTGGTAGAACATACCAAGAAAAAGTAATTCAGGCTATTATAGAGGATAAAGATTTTGCTGAGCAAATGATTGAAGTTCTTGATGTAACATTTTTTGATCAAAAATATATGCGAATAGTCACAGATTATTATTTTGCACATTATAAACAATATGATACATTCCCGTCAGCACAAATATTGACGACAATTATCTATAATGATTTAGGTGATCAAAATGAAGATACAATACTTCGTGAACAAGTTCGTGAATTTATAACAAAAACTAAAAGCGAACCATTAGGTGGTGATGAAAAATACATCAAAGAATCTGCTCTTGAATTTTGTAAGAAACAATCTTTAAAAGGCGCGCTAATTGAATGTGTTGATTTAATTAGAGATTCTAAATATGATCAAGTGACAGGTATCATCAAAAAAGCAATAGAGCGAGGCAATCCTAAAAACTTTGGCCATGATTACTTTAACGAAATAGAAAAAAGACACTCTGAAGCACACGCCCGGCAAACAGTGCCAACAGGTTGGGAGTTGCTTGATAAGAAAGGTATTCTAAATGGTGGTCTAGCCCGTGGTGAGCTAGGTACTATTATGGGTGTTGCAGGAACAGGAAAAAGCATGTTCCTAGTACACATAGGTGCCCACGCATTAAAAGCCGGTTATAACGTATTACATTATACTCTTGAATTATCAGAAGTCAATATTGGTATACGTTATGATGCATGTTTGACAGGTATATCACAAAATGATGCACATAATTTAAAAGATGCAATTAAAGATATGTTACCAGGTATGACAAATGGTAGATTGTTTATCAAGAGTTACCCAACTAAGGGCGCGAATATACAAACATTAAAAAATCATATTCGCTTATTAGAATCTAGAGACTTTAAACCTGATCTTATCATAGTTGATTATGCGGATATTATGAGAAGCACTCGAGGATTTGAACAAAAACGCTTTGAGCTAGAAAGTGTCTATGAAGAATTACGAGCAATGGGACAAGAATTAAATCTTGCAATATGGACCGCTAGTCAAACAAATAGATCTGGTGTCAATAGCGATATCATTGATCTTGATATGATTGGTGAGTCATTTGCCAAAGTGCAAATTGCAGATGTTGTTGTCACGTTCAGTAGGCAACAAAAAGATAAATTAAAGAAATCAGGTAAAGTATACATAGCTAAAAATAGAATTGGACAAGATGGTCTTATATTAAAGGCGCGCATTGACACTGAGACTGTTAGTATAGCATTGCTAGAACCTAGAGAAGATGATCCTGAATTACTTGATATGAGTGAAGAAGGTCAAGAAAAAGTAATGAAAACAACATTACGTGATAAATTCGATAATTTTAAGAGAGACGTAGGCAGGTAATAACGGAGAAAATAAATTATGATGGAGCTATCTAGTGTAGAACCAACACAAGCTAGTGTCTTTGAGACAACTTATGAAGATGTCAAAAATGTTACCACAGAAGAATACTTCAACGGAAACAACTTTTCTATTGATGCATTTAATTTAAAATATGCATTAAAAGAAAATGAATCATATGTTCAAGCACTTAAACGCGTATGTGATTATATAGCGTCATGTGAACTAACAGAAGAGCACAAAAAGTATTGGTCTGCTCGTTGGTTTAGTGAAATTTATAATGATTGGTGGCATCCCGCTGGTTCAATCATGCAAGGATCAGCTAATTCAAAGAAAATTAGCCTCATGAATTGTACAACAATTGCACTTAAAAATGATACACTAGAAGATATTTTCAGATATACAGCATATCAGGTTGCAAAATGTGCCGCATATCGCCAAGGTCTAGGAGTAGATTTTAGTAAGTTGAGACCACGAAGCGCATCAATAAATAATTCGTCAAATGAATCTAGTGGTGCTGTTCACTGGATGGGGTTTATAGATAGCATTGGTTACAAAGTTGGTCAACGTGGCAGAATACCTGCAATGTTGTTTTCAATTATTGATACACATCCTGATCTCGAAGAATTTATCTCAGTAAAATCAGATTATACACAAATACAAAATGCAAACATATCAGTACAAGCAACTGATGCATTTTATAATGCAGTCAAATCGAATGAAAAATGGAATCTAACATTTACAGTTCCAGATCGTAGAAAAGGTGATAAAGTAACCTTAGACACATTTGTTGATGATACACGTTTGGCAGACTCAAATGGTGACCCAAACAAATATTCATATATAAAACAATCAAGAGATGAACAAGTAATAAAGAAAGAGAGAAATGCTAGTGAATTGCTAGATTTATTGGCTGAGAATATGTGGGCCAACGCTGAGCCTGGAATTCAAAATATTGATATTGCAAGAAGGTTTTCTAATTCAGATTACGTTGGGTATCCTATTGTAAGTACGAATGCATGTAGTGAACAATACCTAAATAATGGTGGATTATGTGTTTTAAGTAGTATCAACTGTGCGAAGTTCTCAAATGAAATAGAAATACGATTAGATGAACTAGAAGATATTAGTGAATCAATAACTAGGTTTTTAGATAATGTTGTTGAAATGGAATTACAAGATCATCGTTATGCAACGTGGGAACAAAAAGACTCATTACTTGCATTACGTAGAATTGGTGCAGGCATAACAAATATTGATGGATTGTTATTCAAAAATGAACTTTCATATGGAAGTAAAAAAGGAAACACATTTATAGAGTCATTTGTCAAAGACTATAACTATTATCTCTATAAGGCATCAATTAAGTTAGGAAAAGAGAAGGGTTCGTTTAGAGCGTTTGATAAAGAAAAATATGAGCAAAGCCCGTTTATCCAAAAAATGATAAGCGAAGGGCTGGTATTTGATGCTATGCGTAATGTATGTGTCTCTAGCATAGCACCAACAGGAACATTAAGTTTGATGTTTAAAGAACCTGTATTATCATATGGTATTGAACCNTCATTTGGTTTATATTATTGGAAGCGTACAAGAATAAGTGGTAAATATGAATATTATTTCATTGTACCAGGCGTTGTCAATGAATATATGAAGTCAAAAGGTATTGATTTGGATATTGGATCAGGCGTCATTAAAGATGACTGGCAAGGTTCTAAAGGCAAAAAGACTGCTAAGTTAATAGATAAGCATTGCAAATCATTAAAATTTAAAACTTCAAGAGATATCTCAGCACTTGATAAGCTTGATTTAATGTCTCGAACACAAAAGCATATTGATAGCTCTATATCTGTGACGTATATGCTTAATAGTGATGCAACAAAAGATGATGTCAAAGACTTTATTATTAAAGCACATGAACATGAATTAAAGTCAATAGCAGCATTTCCTGAAAAAAGAATGTATGGGATTGTATCTTTTACACCGTTTAGAGAACTTGCATTGAATTTGATTAATGATGGTGTTGAGATAAGTCGGCAGAACTTCGTAGACGAAGAATCAGAATGGCTACATAATGAACTTGAAGATAAGTTTTATGCTAGTGTTCCAAAAGATAGTAATAGACCTATAGATATTCAATACAAGAATGCACCAAGAAGGCCTGACAAGTTGTCATGTGATATTCACCAATATCGTGTTAGAGGTGCAAATTGGATTATACTTGTTGGTTTGTTAAATGGTAAACCATATGAAGTATTTGGTGGCGACGCGGAAGAGTTTATAGAAATTGATAGATCTATGAAGCGTGGATCATTAGTAAAAAGAAAAATCACAGATAAAGTCAATAGATATGATTTTAGTTTTGGTGAGAATGGTCATGAGGTAACTGTGAAGAATATTGCAAAGATGTTCAATAATGGTGACTATAACACATTTACACGTACACTATCGCTCTCTTTACGACATGGTGCACCAGTACATCATATTGTTGAACAATTACGTAAAGACGACAGTGAAACGTTTGATTCGTTCAGTAAAGTCATGAGCAGAGTGCTCAAGACATATATTGAAGATGGTACAAAAGTATCAAATGGGCAAATGTGCCAATCATGCCAAAGCACAGATCTATTCTATAATGAGGGATGTTTATCATGTGCATGTGGTTGGTCAAGATGTTGAGCATTATTGTTATGAGCTTAATATAACCAGTTGGGCAACCGGTAAGTAAAGTTATAAACAATAAATAAAAATATGATAAAATTATAAAATAATAAAGGATTTCTATGTCAAAAACTAAAGATGACACACCTAGATTCGTTACATTACATGGTACTGTCAATGAATCAAATATAAGTGATGTAATTAAAAAGCTATTTGAATTTGATTTAAAAGATAGTAATGAACCTATTCATTTGATTATCGATACGTATGGTGGAAGTGTACATGAGATGTTTGCTCTATATGATGCAATTAACGCAATAAAGTCACCAGTACATACATTAGGTTTAGGTAAGATCATGTCAGCAGGCGTTTTATTATTAGCTTCTGGTAAGCGTGGCACAAGGCGCATGGGAAAACATGCAACATTAATGGTACATCCAAGTACAAGTATGAGTTGGGGAAATGTATTCCAACAAGAACATGCGCTTAATGAACATAAACGATTATTTGATGCACTAATTGATAGCTACGTCAATGAAACAAGCCTTCCGAGGGAAGAAGTTGAAGCAATGATGAAGAGAGAAAAGAATCAATATTTTACAGCAGAGCAAGCAAAGAAAATGGGCTTTGTTGATGAAGTTATAGGATAACATGTTAACACTTAATATAAAGCCTGATAATGAATTTGAAGATGTGGGTAAACTTTATGAAAATCATAGTTTATTTCATGTTGGAGATGCAGGATTTGATTTATTTTGCCCAGAAAGAATTGTTGTCAATCCAGGTGAGAAAGCAACAATAAACTTTTTAGTATCATGTGAATTATTTGAAGAACCAACAATTGATGAATCTATACAAACAACATGTAATATTGAGCTTTTACGCAGTTATAAAAGTTATTTATTAGTACCTCGCTCATCTATTTCGAAAAGGCCACTAATTATGGTTAATTCAGTTGGTATTATTGATGCTGGATATCGTGGAGAAATAAAAGCTATTGTATATAATTATAGCAACGCACTTACAGAGATAAGTCCCGGCGAAAGATTGTTTCAACTCGTACCCCTAAGCGAAAAACAAATAACTAAAGTTAATATTGTTAGTCAGTTATCAACTACAGCACGTGGCATTGATGGCTTTGGAAGTACAGGCAAGTGAATGAATTCTACAATACACTTGGTGTTGAGAGTGATGCGTCACAAGATGATATCAAGAAATCTTATAGAAAACTAGCAAAAGAATATCACCCTGACAAAAATCAAGGTGATAAAGAGGCTGAAGAAAAGTTTAAAGAGATATCAGAAGCATATTCAACACTTTCAGATATAGAAAAGCGTACTATGTATGACTTACAACAAAGTAGCCCCATGGGTGGGCATGGCTTTACAGGTTATCGTTCAGGGATGGATGTTGACTTAGATGAAATTTTAAGAGGTTTTGGATTCAATCATAACATGGGTCGGGCGCCAAGCCACCACCGAAAACAACAAGGTATAACTGATGATACAATTGTAACATTAAACGTTCCATTTGGTGAAATGAAAAAGGGTCATTTAAGCAGAATTAATACAACTACATTTATTGATTGTGAGAAGTGTGATGGGAAAGGTGGGGCAGAACGAATTCAATGTGAAACATGTAGTGGTATGGGGCAAGTACGTGTTATACAAAAACAAGGAACACTGGTCATAA